GATAACGGTTCCTTCATTGTCTTTTTGCTCCTTTTTGTTTAGCAGGCTGGATATTTCCTGACTTAAATATTGATACGTTCGTATCTGTCCTAACATATACTGATATTTCTCCATATTGTCAACACCACCGGATGCCATAGCCGATACAACATCGTCGTGTCTCATTTTTATGATCTTTCTTATCTTGTCTATAAATGTCATTTCATCCATTATTTCTTTTTCCTTTTCTTTACTATTTTGCTACCATATTTTTTACTCCATTTCTTTGCAATGGTAGGTTTTTTTGCAAACAAATACTTTCGTTGTTTTTCAGATCTAAAGGGCAAGTTTTGGCTCCTTAAAATCTTCTATTACTTTTAACTTTTCTTGTGCATCTGCAATTTTTTGAAACTGCTTATCTATTTCTTCTATGTGTTGTGGGTGCTCACCAATACCTACAGAATTTTCTAAGTATATCTTTATCGTAGCATCAGCTTCTGAAATCTGTGCCGTGTATCTATCTTCTAACGCATCTAAAATTGCTTTCTTCACGTTTTAGTTTTAACTTTCGTCTAATACTAGTTTACAGTCTCCACAGTATTTTACTTTTTTAGAAACACTGTTTGTGTGTGCACAAATAATTTTTGAACCAAAAATTTTCTGTAATAATCTTTTAATCATTATCTATTAATTTTACCAGACTTCTTAGCTTTAGAACCAAACTTGCCATAGGACTCATTAGCTGAAGCTCTTAATTGTTTTTTAGTTCTTTTTTTTCTGATTCTCATAGCAATAGATTCATCTTTTCTATCTTTGTAACCTTGTTTCTTCTTTTTAACTCGGCCACCTTTTTTATACATAGCACCACCTTCCATGCCCATGTCTGATGGATAATAACCAGATCTCATATCTTTTCTCATTACTCCACCACCCATAGCTTTTACTCTACCTCTAGGTTCTGCTGTTTGTTTATTAAATCTTGGATTTGACATATTATTTTTTCCCCTTCATGGCTCTTCCGAAACCACGTTTAGCTTTTCCTGTTCCTCTTACTCTTCCGCCTTTTTTATATGAAGGCATATAATCAGCATCCCAGTTGTTCCATCTATCACTTGCAAGAACACTTTGACGCGGTGCTTTAACTCCAACTCCACCTGTCATAATTGGGTCATCATAACCACCACCAGTGTAAGCTCTGTCAGTAGTCATTAATCTTTTTGCAAGAGCACTTCTATCTCCGCTGAGACTTGCTCCACCTGCTGCTCCGGATTTTAAAAATCCTGAACCAGGTTTTTTACGTAAAGCTGCTGCACCTAAACCAAGCGCTAGTAAAGGAGCTGCTTTTTTTAAGAATCTTTTAAATTTACTTTTTTTCTTCTTAGCCATAATGCTATCCTTATATTTAAATTGTTAATTAATGTCCACTTTATTTTTTACCGTTTCTGAATATCTGCGTACCCTTTATACCAAAAATACTGGCGCAGACAAGAATCCATAAATTTGTAAACCAGCTCGGAAGTGCCTGAAAATGCTCAAAGAATACTTTTATCTTGTCCATGGCTGCCGGATCGTCTGACCAGACCCCATATGCGAGCACCAAAATTGGGAGCGTGAGAATACAAAGTACGACCTCGTCCTTAATATCTTTGTCTCGAGATTCTAATAGTTTTCCCTGGTAAGCTTCCTCACCACGAGCTTGTCGTTCTGCATGTAATACCTGTGCATCAGACATTGCGATTTTTGCCTTCTGCCTGTTAGCATAAATTTTGCTTCCAGCAGAAACGGCTAATTTAATAGCACTGAACCACATATTACCACCAGCTGACTTTAGACTTTTTCGAAGCTAGCATTCTTCTTTGTCCACCAACTTTATTTACAACTGGTGCACCTTTAGGAATTTTAACTTCTACTGCTTTTCCATACCCATCACTATTGACATTAAATGTATTTGACATATCCGCTTTAGGCGTGTCAGACACAACTTTACCAACATAGTTTGGGTTGTTTTTTGTCCAAAATGTTTTTCCTTTTGACATATTTTTCTCCTGTTAGTTTCTTATACTATCTTCTAGGGCCTTTCAAGATCTTAACGTCTTCTTGTTTGATCATATCATTGATCAACTTAGCATCTTGAGACATGGCCTGTTTTTGTATCGATGTATCAGCTCTTAATTGAGCTAATTCTTCATTTTGAGCTAATTTCTCATCAAATTGATTTTGGCCCATTAATTGTTTAGATTTATCTAAATTAATCTTCTCTTGGCCTTGATCACGCTTAACTGAGTCGTCCATAGCTCTTAAATCTAGTTCTCTTGCTTTTAATTTAGCAATTGGGTCGTTTCCAAACTCACCCATAATTTTATTTTCTTCATTTCTAAATTCTTCCGTCATTTCAGCAATTAATTTTGCTTTTCTAGACTCTAATTGCATAGACATAGTAATAATTTGTTGTTGAACCTGTGGATCCTGCTGCAACATTGGATTTTGCTGTACCATTTGTTGCATTTGTGTCAATTTCATAATTTCATCTCTAAATTCTACTTCTAATTGCTCTTGTGCCATTAAAGAAATGTGTTCAAAAATATTTTTTTCTAATGCAGCCATAACTGGAGGTGAATTTCGTGCAATATTAGTCGCCATAAAGTTTAAATGGGTTGTAATGTGCGCTTGATGGTCTTGTCCTTTGAAAGCTTGGAATGGTTTTCCACTCATTGCTAAAATATTTTCAGCTGCCGGGTCCATTGGTTGCGGCTGTTGCGGTGGTGGTAAAATTTTATCAATATTTTTTACACCAATCGCATTATACATCGCATAGTATGCTTCATACAAGTTATGCATTTGCGGATTTGACATTGCAAGTTGTAATTCTGTCTGCGCCATTGAAATTCTTTGTGATTGAGAAAAAATATTTGGATCAGCAATAGGTAAAATATCAACTTTTTCATCAAAATCTGTTTGTTTAACATTTCTTTGTCCACCAACTACATCATATGGATACTCTGCAGGTAAATATTGTTTAAAAACTCCTGCCAATAATTGAAATTCGCACTTCATCGCCACAAACAACCTTTTATGGATGGCTGACATGACTCTTGAACCACGTTCTAAGAGAGCAATGGTCGTACCAACAGCTGCTTGTTGGTTGCCGTCTCCGACCTGCATGTCAGCTATGGCGGCAAATCGTTGTCCTGCCTGTACCACGATCCCCATCAACTGTAATAAAGTTGGTGAAGGTTCTTTAAATGGTAAAGGCATAAATGCATCCTTGATATTTCCTCCTGGTGCATCAACATCTCTAAATTCGCCGGGCTGTATAGCTTGTGCTTCGTCTCTTACACGTATTCCACGTTGCTTAAATCCTGCTGGTAAATTACTTAAAGTTCCTGCGTCTAATAATTGACGTAGTGCAGTGGTTGCTGTTCTTGATAAACCACCGATCATATGAATTAAACCAAAACCATAAAACCCCATTCCAGGCAAAAATTTAAAATGAACAAAATAATCTATTTTATTTTTTTGCGGATCTTCTAGTTTATAGTTTCTTCTAATTGATAGTATTTGTCTTTGACCCATTTCAAGAGTAACAATGTAAGGAAGTTTAATTCCAGTTGCTTCTCCTGTTGAATCTTTGTCTTCAAACCCTTCTAGGTCTAAATCTGTGTGAATTTCTAAAACTGTAAAGATATCTTCATCTCTAGTTTTTTTAATCCCTTCTAATTCTCTTTCTTTTTTCTCTACTTCTGTTTCTTCATTGTATCCAGGTTTTAAATCTACATCCATATAGAATCCTGAAATTTGTTTTTTTCTTAAATCGTTCTCTGACATTTTAATTACATGAATAACTGCTTCTGCATCTTCTAAAGATGTTGCAGTGTAAGGCACAACTAAATCGTCAGCTGGAACAAATTTTGATACAGCTCTGCCTAAAAGCTCGTCGTAATAGACTTTCTTAAAAGCAGAGCCACTAAGAGGGAGATAAAAAAGCATTTGATCGAACTCGGGTTCATACTCTTTCATCACATCCATGAGCTGATAGTTCATGAATTCTTTAACTCTGTTTGATTGGTCTTCTCTTGCTCTATCTGCAAGTCCAACTATTTGAGTATGGACTGGACCAGTCGCCGGTAGTAATTCTTTGTAAGCTTGTGCTTGAAACTGTGTTACCGCTTCAGCTAACACCGGGTGTGTTGCACCTGAAGCTCCTTGAAACGGTTGTGTCGGGTTTTCATACTTAAATCCTAAAAGATCTAAACCTTTTGTGTAAGTATCTTCCCATGCTTTTCTAGAAGATTTATATTGTGAATAATTATCGGATAATTCAGAACCTAATTTTCCTAAAGCGTCTTCAGGTAATAATTCTGCTAAATTGTCAAAATGGCCTTCTCCACCAGGTTGGTTAACTGCTTCTGGATCAAAATTAATTGTTGCACCACCATCTTCTTCTGCAGTTACTTCAATATCTTCCGAACCAACTTGTTCATTAATAGTTTCTTCCTGCGCTACTTGAATTTCTTCTTCGCCAGGTACTTTAATTTCAGTATTTACGTTTGGTAATGGTTTGTCTATTTCTGCCATTTATATTCTCCGAGTTCTCTATTGTTTTAACTTGTTTTGTGGGAACATTCAACCC